TACAATTGACTCATCTTTTGTCGTTGTTATATTAGAATCATTCAGACTTGGCATCTGCACCCTCGCTTAATACCACAGGATCATCTAGTACCTTGATATCCTCACTAAGTTTTTTCTCGTATTTGGCGATTATTCTCGCAAAATCCTTAAGTGTTGCAACCTTGTCTAGCATTTGTCCTGCCTTAATATTCTTAAAAGTTGCATCGTTTAGTATTTCAATAATCTTTTTTAGTACTCTTAATTCTTTTTCTTCCATAAATATAAGCGGGAGTTTCCTCCCGCCCTTTAAATTAAGCTAGTTGTAAAATTCTAGCGTCAACTGTTTTAGTAGCTGGTGCAATTGCGTACATTGGTACTGCTTGCCCCATTTCAAGTGATAGAGTTGCTCCCTTAGGAATCTCTAAACCTGTCGCAGTGGAAAGCCCAGTTCCTCCAACAAAAATAGGATCACTCCCATTATTTTGGATAAATGTCCTTACCCGCCCTGCTAGAGCTGATGCTCCCGCTGGTACTGCAACTTCTGTATCAGTTACAGATAGAGCAGATGATAAAACACCTACGTTAGGTGCATCATTGATTAGGATACGTCTATATTCATCACTCGCTAAGTTGGCCTTATCGCCTGCTGAAACAGATCCCCATACTGATTCTTGATCGTATGCATGAGATCCAACTTTTAATGGATCTTCAGTATCAACCTCATCATCTCCCACTAGATCACCAGTAAGATCAAGGTCACCGATTATTCTTAATCTACCCTTATCATCTACTTGTAGAGCAGCATAATCACCATCATCACTATGTAAAGCACCTTCTGTATGATTAGCAACCGCTAAAATAAACTGACCAGGATCAGTATCAGAATGAGCTGAATCCTCTTCATATATACCAGACTCAGATGAACCAACTAAGTTAACGTCTAACGCCTCTTTACTTCCAATAAGTGTCGATGTAAGCTGATCACCATCGTTACCAGCTCGTAGATAAACCCCAAGATTAGGTGATCCATCGGCATCACTTGGATCAAAAAGCAATCTTTCCAATGATAAATTACTCATAATACCTCCATATAATTAATATAATTCCAATATTTCAACCGTGGATGCCTTCGGTGACTGCAAATATAAAGTCTTTGATGCGAAATCTAAGCTGTCCATGCTTAATGTTGTCCCTCTCGGTACTGACATATATTTGGTTCCACTTTCGTTCTGCACAAAACTTAGTTTTAAGTCGGCGAAAGTCCTATTTCTTATTATCAGTTGTTTTAAGTTTGTTTGCAAGCTATGTTGCGTCTCGCTGTTTGGTGTTGCAATTGAATGATTAGTTATTTCAACACTCTGTGCGCCACTTATTGATATAGAACCTGGCTTAAATGTTGGTTGACCAATTGGCATTATTTCGCCTCAAATATTTTTATCAATGCTGTCTGTCCTGCCGCACATATTGCATACAAGTCAACTGCACTACCACTTCCAATATCAATAGAGAAATAGCTGTCTGGTGTTAGTTCCCATCCTGCTGTAGTTCCTATAGCTCTATCAGCAGTCACTGTAGACTTTCCGATGTATATTGTATTAGTGGTATCTGTGTTATGTATTATAATTGTATTTCTTCCATCCATTGGCACTGCTGGAATCTTTCCAGCAACAGATGTTATTGTTTGAGTTGTTATTTCATAGTCTTCTGATAGACCACTGAATGAGAATGTACCACTTGCAGTAGTACGAACAGCTACCTCACCGTTTAAGTCTTCAAACTTACGATGTTCTCTGTCCTCAATGGTTCTAAATACATCAAGGATACTCATTCTTTATCCTTCTCCCTGAATGAAAACTCTGTGTCAAAGATAGATATGTATAAATCTTTTGCAAGCCTCTGATTGCGCTTGCCTGTCTTTGACGTTGAATCTTGTGGGTAAAAACTAAGCACTGCCAACAGGCTGGCTATCTCCATCTGTGATTCAAGAATTATCATTGACTCTTCTTTTTTGTTTTTCTTAATCTTCACTTGCCCTCTTTTTTTCTTTCTCTTCTTTTATTCTCATGGTTACGTTCTCATAAAACCAGCAAGTGTAACCACCCTCGTCTGGATGAATGTTGATAACCTTATGAAATGCCGCTGTAGACATATTATACTTTGCCATCTTTTTGACTAGGTCCTCTTTCGAGGACCCAGTGATAAAAATAGGAATCAGCGTCTTAATCTCATCCATATTAGAAACATCTAAAAAAGATGAAGAAGTCGCCTGCGCCTGCTGTAGGTGTTGAGTCTACTGTGATTAGAATGTCAACTGCAGCGTCTTTAGCATAATTCTGAGTTGCTCCAAAAGTGATATAATCACCTGATAGATCAACTAAAGAACTATTAACCAATGCTGTTGTGGCACCAAACCCGTCAAGTATCCAACCGTCTGCATCGTCTGCATCACCAACAGTTTCAACTGATGATCCTGCAAAGACTACGCTTAGCTTAGATTTAACTTCACTTACAATACAACCCGCTGGAACACTAAATAGAGTTGATGCTCCATCTGCCCAGCCTACATTACAGCCAGATTCGCAATAAGATACTTTCTTATACTGCTCTTTGTACTTGGTATAACCAGCACTTAGAGACATTGCAAAGATAAAAGTAAATGCAAATAGTAAAATGTTTTTCATAATAAACCTCAATTAGCTTGTGACTACGTTTCTAACACCAGCATCAAGAACCTTAACGCCATAAAGTTGGTCAACAGAATATCTTGTTCCCAAGTTTTTAAGATCTTTTTGAGAATCAAACTCTGCGCCAATTTGGAAAGCAAAGGCAACTGCTGATTTATGCCACATATACATGTTGTCACCAAACTCAGTGTGGCGAATAACTGGCATTCCATAGATACGGCCAAATTCTGCATTTTGAATAGGTGCTGCTGATCCGTATTTGCTTGCATCAATAAAGTTGTCAAGCTCTAGCATTTCTGCTTCTCTGCTATTTCCAATACCGATGTATAGTTCGTTAGCTGGTAGATGTTGGTCAAGAAGTAGTTTTCTTGCTGCTAAGATATCAGACTTAACAATTGTTGCGCCAGCAAATGAAATTTGGTGATCTGGTGCTGCTGCACTAGCAAGTGCCAACTGTGTGATGATATCTTTATCAACTTGAAGAGCTAGATCTTTAGACACTCTCATAACCATATCTTGAAGAGTATTGATTACTGATTGTTTATCAGCTCTCTTTTCGATAACCCATGAGATATACTTGTGTAGGTTGAAATCTAATTGATCGTCTACATAAGTAATTGTTTGATCATCTACTAATGTGTATTCTGATTTGTCTTTAACATCTAGTGCTGTTCCATATCTTGGGAAAGATACAGACTTATTACCTTTAACTGCATACCTAGATACGTCAGTTACTAGCGGTAAAAGCTTTGCTTCTTGTACTAGGTAGCTCTGTAGTAATGAGCTAATCTCGTCTCGTTGGGTAACCGCTAATTCGGTTGAGCCAAATGTTGTTTCTGTCATTGTAAAACTCCTTTAAACAATGCTTTTTATCGCAGCTCTAAGCCTTTCATCGGGTGATAGATTCGCGGTGTTGAGTGTTGGGTTGCCTGCGTTTGATGGTAGCTTACCTACCTTTCCGGTATCAACTAGATCGGCGTGTTCTTCCATGAACTTCGATACAACTACGTCCAATGAAGCTGCATCTACCTCTCTAGTGTCGGGGCTAAGAACTACGTCATCTATGTTCACGAAACTTAGATACTTACTGTTCTTAATCTTTCCTGGTAATTTTTCAACGAATGCATTGAGCTTTAATGAGTCGTTAACAGATTGAAGAAGTTGATCCTTCTCACTCTTAACTGCCTCAAGCTCTGCTGTCCTTATCTCAACAAGCTTTTTGTACTCCTCATTCTCATGCAACTTAGCTTCCTCTGCTTGTTTTCTTTCTTCCATGAAAGATTGCATTTGAGCTTGAAGTTCTTGAATCTTTGCCTGATCATTCTTGCGCTGAGATAGCAATTTTTGATGTGTTTCGTACTTGACTGACTTGTCTACTGAATCGTCACTAACGCTTTCAGTGGGAGCGTTGCCAACGCTTACTGTCGTGTCTTCCATTAAATCCTCCATGATTTCTGTAATTCAGTTACAAACTTAAATTACAGCGGCTCCAAGCCCTTTATAGTTTATAGTTTATAGTAAATTCTCAGGCTAACCATGTCAACGGTTCAACCTTTGAACTAATACTCTAATAAATCTTCTATATGTTTCGTTAATCTTTCTATAGTCATTATTACTTAGATGAAAGAATGGTCTATCAACCCTGCCCTCGCCTTCATGATATCTAGCAATCTTTTTGTTTCTCTGGCCCTTAAGGAAAATCAGCACTTCGCCTGCTCTTGCTTTAATCTTATAAGACACTGCCCTAAGCATTTCACCTGTAAAAGTTAGATTAGATCTTCCAGGTTGAGTAGTTCCATCAAGCTCACTACGCCGTCTTCTTCTCTGCTCAATATAACCAGGGGATAGTTTTTCAAGTTTAAACTCTGGACCTCTTTCTTTAGCACAACCCCGACCAGCCCTAGTTCTTCTCTGTATCCGATCAACCTCTAGTCTACCAAGCTCATTCAATACAACTCTATCCTGCTGCGCTGCTGTAAGTGTCTTCTTGTACTTTCTGAGTATCTTATCTATTTGTGATCTAACGCTTGCCATTATAGTTTCTCAAACTTAGTTTTGGATGCTATCTCTTCTATTTGTCTTTCTTCTGTATCACCAGCAAACTCTTTAATCAGTCTTCTTAAGTCTGCCTGTGATATCCCAAGGAACTTTCTCACCTTGCCGACATTGCCTGTTTGATGACCATGAGCTTTAGAGTTCTGCTTATCTGTCTTAATGCCTATTGTTATCTTGCCTGCTCTATCTCTAAGCTGTTTAATAGCATCAAGCATGTCGCCCTTAAGTGTTAAATCTACCAGGGATGATCCTTTTTTCTTTAAGTATTCCTTTGAATATTTGGGGAACTTCTTATTCTTTGCTTCATCAGTAGTCTCAGATACACCAATGCCAGACTTAGTCCTTGCTCTAATAAAGTCGATAACCTCTTGAGCGAATGCCTTCCTTTCGGTTGGTTTCAGCCACTTGGGTATATCAATCGTTACTTTCTGTTGTGGGTATTTCATTATCTACCTGTGGTTGAACTATGAAACTTTCATCGTTTAATATTTCATTAATTTCTTCTTCTGAGATGTTTGAACCTCTATATTCCTTAATCGCCATCTCTCTGGTGATAAGACTGGCATCCATTTCAGCTTTTAATCGTTGAACCTTTTCCATTGGTGATTCAAGTATTGATGGCTCACTGAATACAACATTAACCTTTAGCTTCTCTGGATCAGAGAAAAGTTTCCTGTTATCAAGCCTACCGGCCTTAACTAAAGTGTTGTGCATAACAGCAGTCCTGTACCATAGGTCTTGTTCTGCTGCTTCAAAGTATCTCATTTGTTTGCGCACGTTTTCATATGTATCCATATTCTGGATGATCAAATTTATGCCTGAGGCAAGATTGTCACCATTCAATTGACCAACAGCAGTACCAGGCTTAACATCTTCTGTTTGAAACCATGCAGCTAATTGGCTTAATGCTGATTCTATTTGTTCTTTTAGTTGAGGGTCTGGTTTAATCACGCCAATCTCTGGCTTCTGATCTCCATCACCTTGAGTGAATCCCCAGAAGACATCTGGTGACTTGCTTAGGTTCTCAATATCTACATTAATCCCATAAACGGTGGGGTGTACCGCATACATTGCTCCGAAATTTACCTCTGTGAGCAACTTGCCGAATAGTGTTGCAAACCTTCTTAGCCCTGTATTCTTTAGGGGAATAAGCATGTATCTGGAGGCTTGAACATAAGTATGTGGGATTAGCCCAAAAGGATTAATCCCACCACTTTCTTCCATATCCGAAAGGATTAGGTCTCCATCCTTGGTGACCGATATAAACTCGTCGTCTGTATATATCCAATATTTAAGTTCGTCTCCGCTGCCAATTATCTTAACAAGGGCGGTCATTGTCAATGGATTAATCGGATCATCTGAGTAAGGCACATAAACATGTGCAGGAACTGATCTATATTTCAGCTCTCCATTATATTCATAAAGCTCTAACATGCCTTGCTTGTATGCATTGAAAGAAACATTAACATCTGTCATGTGTGAATCTAGTGCTCTTTCTGTAACATAGAAATCAATTAGTTCTTGGTCCGAGGGAAGCTCGGTAGTTCGAATAACTCTTTCTGTATATAGCGGAGATAGTTTTGATACTAACTTCCTTGCTACATTGATAGGACAGCTTCTCTTTAAAGCATTCTGTGCAGATCTTTCAGATAGTTCTTCTATCAGCTCGGCAGCAAGATACTTCATTACGTCGCCTTCCATTATCTCGAATAGTACTAGATTAAATGATAGGTGATCATTATGCTTCTTTGCATTGTTGATAATTGCATCAATTTTAGATTTTTCCATGTGATTCTACTCCATGAATCAGGGTATAAGGATATTCTCTATTATAAAGCACTCATTGTAAATTGCATGCTATAATGCGCTATAGCTGAGCTACCCTTGTCCTTTGTTTCTCTGTCACAAGACTATATTCGTAATCCATTACATAGTCTATTGTGTCAGATAGGTGGGTCAGCTTGTTATCCTTATCTTTTATCTTAGTAAAGTCTGTTCTGTTTTGTTGCACCTTCTCAAGGTCCTTAATAGTAAGTTTACACTCTGGACTAATTCTAATCAACCCATGTGACAACATTCCATTGACGAGAAGCTGTCTCTTCCTCATTCTTATGTTTGCACGCTTAAGTCTAACCTCGAAGCCTGCCTCCCTGAGTATGCCAACATCATTCATTACATTTGTTCTTGCAGATGTAGATCTATTCTTTCCGGAAGCATCACATGTTATTATCAGATTATCTTTCCAGTCGCTTGGATACCTTGCCTTAATAGCAGTGCACATCTGGTAGGTGTTCGAGTCACCCTTTAATACAAGTTCATCAAAGAAGTGTTGTGCATATTTATTGTGCTCTATCTCTACCTTATGGGAGAAGGTTGCACTCATGTTTCCAACGTTAAAGTCTAGTCCAACATGAATGACATGGTCTCTGAGAAAATCAACCGATCTATCTATATTTCTCTTTCTGCTAAAGGCATAATAGAAGTAATCACCACCGATTCTAACTATCTGTCCCTCTGCAAAGATCTTCATTGCTTCATCATCAAGCAATGCCTCTAGCTCTTTCCTGTAGTTCTGGTCTATATGAACATTCTCACTGGTATCAGCATAGACAATTTTAAAGTTGCCGACTGCTTGTTGAGCTTCTACCCAGTCCATTAGCCAGCCATATCTGTCTTCGGGGGTGCCACACAATACTCTTTGTGGTGCTGGCGCTCTCTTAATCCTTACCCTTCTAAGCATCTCGCTTATCCGATCATATTGCATTAATGAGTGTTCATTTATCAGACAGTAAGCAAGGTTGGGTCCTGCGATTGGCTTCTCCCCTGTGAACACATATAGCGGTGCTTTTGACCAGGGAAACATGAATACCTTGTCTTGCTTATGATATCTGTACTTAACCTTATTCTCTTCCAGAACTTGTATGATCGTAGGGAAAACATCTTTCTTGAAATCAGAGTATGATGGACACAATATGCCGCCAGCATAACCCTTGTTAATATAGCTTAGCTTAAGTGCCTTCATGCATAATGCATATGTCTTTCCAGATCCAAGACCGCCGCTAAATAAAATAGTCTTTGTCTTGTCATCATCGAACAGTTCTGCTTGTGCTTTTAGTTTGTTGAATTTTATTTGAGCTGGCATATTACTCTGTGAATTCTAGCTCATCTTGATCATCAGTGGCAAACAGTGGCACTTGATCAGACCAGCCACACATGTTCTTTAATACGAATATTGTCATGACGACATTACCCTTCTTAACCAACTCCATTGCGCGTTGTATAACGGTTAATCTAGTATGTGCCATCTTTTGGTCTCTATACTTCGCAAATGTAATGCCGTGCGCCTCTTTGATTCTTCTTATGATAGTGTCTTTCCCACACCCCATTATCTCAACACAGTCTATAAGCGATGCACCTATCTTAAGGATATTGTCTAATTTATGCCAATCGAAATCAATTGGTGGTCGTCCCATCTTTGCCATAGTTTATTTTACCATGCTGTTGAAAGTTTCGCCACTGTGTTCCAGTGTTGCTTCTTTGCCCGTATATTCCTGATACCTCTTGACTATCACATCGCAATACTTCTCGTCCAATTCCATTCCAAAACATTTACGGTTTGTTTTCTCACAGGCAATTAGTGTTGAGCCTGAGCCGAGGAATAGGTCTAATATATTCGATCCAATTTTTGAGCTATTGCCTATTGCCTCTTCTGGTAAGAAAACAGGTTTTTGTGTTGGATGCATGTTTTTAGACTTATCATACCCACCAAAATCCCATACCGTTGTTTTTGTTCTATCGTCAGTAAACCAAGGCTTTCCTTTTATTGCAAAAATACATGGCTCGTGTGCCCATTGGTATCTTCCCCTTCCCAGCAGCATCGGCTTTTTCCATATTATTTCTTGGTTTCTTTTCCATTCACTATCGTCAAATGATATTAAGATTGCGGATGCGGATGCGGATGCGGATGCATACCAAAAATAAAGCGAGCAGTCTTCCTTGGAGACAATATATAGATTACAAAGAATGTCGTTAATAAATTTGCCAAAAGATTCAACACTCATGGTATCGTTTCTGATCTTTCCAAAGTCTCTTGCCCCTGGCTTGGGCCTATCAGCATTAGAGTAGTCAATATTATACGGGGGATCTGTAAACACCATGTCTGCCTTCTCGCCATTCATCAACTTATCAACATCACCAATCATCGTACTATCGCCACACATTACCCGATGATTACCCAATAACCAAACATCCCCACGTTTAGTAATTGGATCTGGCATAACATCTGGTACACTATCTTCATCTGTATTAGCTGGTGCTACCTCTTCTGGCATTTGAAAGTCTTCAATCCCCAGCATCTTAACATCTGCCTCATCGAAATTCATTTCCTTAACGTCATCAATCAGCTTACTCATGTCTAGTTCTGCCCATCTGGCAATTTCATTGTCCGCTGTCATGTCGGCATATTCCTGCGCTTCTGATTCATACTCTTGATAATCAACGGGTGCCTGTGTCCACTCTAATAGCTTTAATGCCTCTAGTCTTGCATGTCCCTTAGTCATATATCCTGATCTCTTTGAAACCACTATTGGAGATCTCATGCCCTGAAAGTCTATTATCTGGGACAATCTCTTAATCTGTTCTTCTGAATGTCTGTTGTTGTTCTTTGGATTAGGGATAAGTTTATGCAAATCGACAAGCTCATCATAAGCACAATCTATCTTCATTTTGCCCTCCATGACATAGACCGGGAAACACATAATATAGTTTATGCGTGGACACCCTGTCAGTCAATTTCTTTAGGTCTGAAAAATCGGATTATTCAGAGTCACGGTCAAAGCGTGACGAGTTGCCAATTAATCCACATCCCAATTTATCTATAAATCCTTGCCAAAACACCTAGAGCATGATCTATAATGTCTTCATCTGGATTCTCTTTAACAAACTCTAATATTGTTTTATTCCCAAATGCAGGCAGTTTTGCTGTGAGCAATTGAATAAGTTCATCATAAAAATCATACTGTTTTTCTTTATTGTCAATCACTCCACTCCCCATATTGTGTTAATTATCTATACTCTCTCCATGTATATCCTTTTCCGTCCCAAATCTTGATTACTATAAAAAGCAATTTTAAATTTAAGTCCCACGCTACCCAATAAATAGTAAAAGGAATCCTAAATAATACTTTATAATCCATCATCGCCCACACTCCTTTATTTGTTTCTCGCAGGCCTTAACAGCGCATTCCCATCCTTCCGCAAATGCCCATTTTCTGGACTGATACTCTTCTAAAGATTCTATGTAAATATTGTCATCACCCGATATCAACTTATTCATTTGATCAACATCTTTTCGGTTTCTTTTGATAAATTCATTTCTTTCTCCTTGTCCTATACACTTTCACTTTTTATTCTTTAAGTTCATAAACTATTTCCGCTTTAGGCCCTTGATGTAATCTCCCGATTTTACCGTCGTAACTAGGAACAAAACCCCTATGCCATAAGTCTATTGCAGATTGAAAAGGATTTTCTCCAGGTTTATGCTTTATATAGTCCCACTTCTCTATTTTTGGAAATAATGAAGATATATAGGCCCCCACAGAATCCCTCACAGAATACCACACAGAACCCCTCACAGAATCACTCACAGAACCCCACACAGAATCCCTCACAGAACCCCACACAGAATCCCACACAGAATCACTCACAGAACCCCTCACAGAACCCCACACAGAATCCCACACAGAACCCCACACAGAATCCCACACAGAATCACTCACAGAACCCCATTTTTTTAAATTATTTATGTCTATTTCAGTAACTTTACTCTTTGGTATATCTGTTAATGGGTTTATTGGATATATGGCCCTATACAAATTATAATCAAGTTTATCAGTCTCTTTTAATACTAACTCATCTAGTTCACCTATTTCTATCTCTCTAATAAATTTTATTTTCTCATAACGCATTTTGTATTGATCGAATTCTTTTTTCTTACCTGATACCTCACATTCAAAGACCTTTCGACCTTGACGCAAGGAATAAGTCAGCCCCTCGATATCGGTTGCATAAAAACCTTGGGAGCAAGTGTCATCAGATGTGTCAAAGTCGTTACATATATATTCTTTTCCTATTTCGAAAACCATGCCTTGAAATGGAGAACTCATATCTTCATTTAATACTTTATACCTTTTCATCAATAAAACCCTCGATCAAGTATTGTTTCTTTTAATCTCTACTGTGCAGATGGTATCATTGTGCCATCCACCATGTGCCACTAATAGGATTTCTATTATATAGAACCCATTGCTTTTGCCTATGCCGCCACTATTCCAGCCAAAAGTAATACAACACCCTTCAATTTTTAATATTCTACTAACTTCTTTTTTGATATTCCCCCAAAAAGAAGCCTGTGTTGTTTGCATATTAACGCTTAGTTTGGATTTTTTATAGCATTCAGAAACTTGCCTTGGACTATATGGGGGATCAAAAAGAATACAATCGGCGTGGTTATCTGGTAACATTTTCAGGAAATCTAGGGCCTCCATATTATAATTAGTATTAAATGAACTATCTAAATCGTTAGTTATAGTAGCTATTTTTGAATTTCTAGCAAATGGGTCTACTATTATTTTTTTATTACAGCAGTACCTTTCTATAAGGTTTCTTATAGGTAATATAGAGAATGTCTCTTTGTTGGGCATTGCCCACTCTCTTTTTATAATCATTGGTTTGATTTCTTTGAATTGCTCTTCGGCACATGCTGGGGCGTACTCCCTAAACAACGTGTCGCCAACTTTGATCATTTTTTGATTACCATAATTGCTTCTGTAATCCTTTCCTTCTTTTAGATCTCTAAGCTTTAGATTATATTCTTCTGACATAATTACTCCTTTCACCCACAACCTATCAAACCGTGGGTAATTTGTAACACAGTTTTTGCCTAACTTATTTGATCTGATCGTATAGAATGCCCTTAATTTAAGCTCTGAGCATCTGAGGTATACCTGAGTATGGGTCACCTATCAAGTCGGTCTGTAATCAAGGATAAACGCTGTTTTAGGGGCCTAGAAATAAAAATGCCCCGAGAGAACCCGAGGCAAATTACTGTGTAGAGAAGGGTGTAGCCAGACTAATGACCCACCTTGCCTATAATAGTTACACGTTTTCCCTTTACAGTCAACAAAGAATCATGTAAATTTTACATACTGTGGATGAGGGGGGCAGACATGTTGCCCACCAGGATTTCCAATATCATTCTGCACGGTATCCTGGCCAAACATGTGAGACTATCGCCTCAGGTGACGAGGGATTGAAAGATTCTAGTCAGGGGGTAGCTCAGTGAACATCGACTCATTTGAACAGGTGTCGCTCTCATGAATACATATAAGTTGTTTCAAGTTGGAGAGTTTGTACCGGTCCCTTAATTCTCGAAGAGAGAGGAAGAGCATAAACTCGAGAGGACTGCGCGGTTACTAGATCTGGAAAGCTTTCAAAGTAGTAGCTATTAAAAAGTAGAAGCAGATTAAAATTAAAGCTTAGAAAACCCAGACCTATTGGGAGAACTGTGCCTAGATTCAAAGGGATTAAATATTAGTTTCCATTTACTTGAGTACTGTTTGATATTGAGGATTACTCTTAAGGGGGAGCTTAGCCACCAAAGCTAAAAGCTCACCCGCTCTTAATTCTTTTAAGTTGACCTTAGGGAAACTTGTTCTTCTTCTTAGGGTAAGAGTGTCCAGAATTCACATAGGGTGTTGCCTAACAATAGGTGTATAGTTACGACCTGAGTTTCCTTAGATATTCTACAAGAGCTGATACTTCTAAATAGATCTCTGCACCTCTTGGACATACCGAGTCACCCCGTCCTCTAAGACTACAAAACTCTGTTGACAACTCCTGAATATATCTCTCGATCTTCTTTATGAGTTCCATAGTTATAGGATAACACAGATAGTTAAGATATCAAGGATTAGTTAGGTGTGTCATTACTTGTAAGTCTATTCTTAAATGATTCTACTTCTTTTCGATAGTTCTGGATAATCTTATAGGTATCGTGACCATGGCACATCTCTTCTGACAAGTGCCAAATGTAGTCTATTAGTCCTTTCTCATATGCTGTTGCTAGTTTAGGATATTCCCTACAAAGTGTCAGAAAGGTGTCGTATGTCATCTTCTCTGTAGCAATAGTCTTTTCTATGAATATTCCCATTGCGGCATCATACTCTATTGTGTCTATTAGATCTTCTAGTTCATGTTTGTCCATAGATTTATTATAATGTTGTAAATAAATGCTGTCTATCTAACTTATATGATCCGATTAAATATCTAGACATTTTATTCATAATTGATAGACTATTTTCTCATCAGTCTTTCGGGGGGAGCGTGTCCACTGGTCTGGCGGTTCCCTTCGTTACTGGTGAGTGGAGGACTGATGATTCATGGTAAATAAGATAAGCAAACGACAGATAGTTCAAACAGAAAAAGAGATTAAAGAATCTAAGTGGGAGCGTCTATTAAAAGAAGCTGTTCCATATAAAAGCATTATTATAGATCAGAACGATTATACTTATAAATATCTAGGCAGCATGGGTAGGTATATCTTGCTGCATGATAAGAAACGAGGGTCAACATTCTCATATAGTAAAGACAACATAGGGATGATTGACCTGGCAGAATGGAGGCTTAACAAGGAGGATTAGATGAGCGACGAATTAATATTTATTTTGTTTGCAACGAATGTTATTACATCTGGAGGGTTGGCCTTTTTTATAAGCAAAAATGTGGCCAGATCAAACAGCTTGTTAAGAATGTACGCAGAGATGTTTAATTTCACCCATTTTAATTTATTAAACAGAGTGCAAAAACTTGAAAAATATGTGCCTGCCTTAGAAGAGGGCGAGGTGGTGCTTGATAAAGAAACACAGAAAGAATTTTTTAAGGAGGACTGAATGAGTTTAACTTTTGAAAAGATAAGAAAAGAGTGTGTGCCAATGAGGCATCTGTTGGTTGATAAAGCCCTTAATGAGCGATTATATATAGGGTTTAACAGGGTCGGGTATGTTGTTACAGACGAGAGCACAGGAAAACGTTCATTATCGTGGCATGAGGCAGAAATAACAGGCTGGGAAATTAAACCATATGAACCGCCAAAGAAGAAAAAAAGATATTGGATGTGGAGAGTAGATACTGGTGGAGGATGGAGGTCCAGTGAGTATTATCTGGATGACCTTGGTGCTGATACAAACAATAGTAGTTCCATTGATGTCTATGGCGAGGAGTGGGAAGACATTAAAAAAGAAAAAATAGAAGATGATTATATAGATATAGAAAAACAGGAGGACTAAATGAGTGCATCAGTAGTATTGAAAGGGTATGTCAATAAAGACGTACAGAAAAGAGAATCAAAGAATGGGAATAAGTTTCTTAAATTCTCAATGTCAATTAGAAATAGATCTAATGCAAACACAGAGAAAGAGGATAAAAACTTCTATCCTTTAGTATTCTTGTTTGAAGATCCTAATCAACCTGAGTTGCCTGATCTACAGGAAGGTAATTTTATTGCCTGCACAGGTCAGCTAACAATTACAAGACCAACTGTTAAAGGCGAAAAAGCTTATAACAATATAGTTGTCTATGCCGATGCTGTAGAAGATATCGGTAGACCTATAAAGGAATAATTAATGAGAAGTAAAAGAGCTAGACAGTTAAGAGCTGAGGCCAGAGAAAATGGTGTTTCATACAGAAGGCTTAAGAAGTTTTATTCAAGAGGGTTTGTTAATCCTCTACAGAAAGTAAAAAGGAGAACTAAATGAAAAACGTAATCGCATTAACTACATTAATTATTATCATGTTAAGTTGCACAGAAAATCAAACTAGATTAAATTCTATTGGAGAAAAAATTAGAGACTTTGGAGCTACTGGAATTGCAATGGGGCTTAAATGCAAGAACACTGCAACTATTAAAACTGATCTTGAAAGTGTTCTGATTAAGATTGATTTCTTAACTACAGATAAACCAGAAAAGAAGTTTGAAGCTGTGTGTGAATTGGTTATCAGAACTTATGTAGCACCAATGGTTAAAGAAATGACAACTGCTGATTGGCAGTGTGAATTAGATCCAGTTGATCAAGGTGCAGATGTGCTAGTTAAGCATGTTTGTTCAAGGCTATAGATATATGAAGCGGTTAAAAAAAGGCGAGTTTTTGGTCTTTACGTT